GCCAAGGCCGGCAATGTCGGCAATGGCGCGGTGACGCCCGACGCGACCGCGCCGGTGCGCAGCGACGCGATCGACGGCCAATATCAGATCGAGTTCCTGTCGACCGGCGCCACAGCGGCGTTCAACGTGCTCGACCCGACCGGCGTCCTGGTCGGCGAGGGCGCGGTCGGCGCCGGCTTCGCCGGTCCGATCAAGTTCGCCATCGCCGACGATTCCTCGCACCACTATACGCTCGGCGACGTGCTCTACATGCAGGTGGCGCGGCCGTTCGGCGAGGCGGCCGAGCAGTTCGAGGCGTGGAGTCCGACTGCGACCAACGGCTCGCAGACCGCCGTCGCGGTGGCGATGTATCCGGCGACCACCGGCGCCGGCCAGACGGCCAAGATCGCGGCTGTGCGGCGCGACGCAGTGGTGCGCGCTTCCGACCTCACCTGGAATTCTTCGGCGACGGCGAACCAGATCGCCGAGGCCACCAACCAACTCGCGAGGGCGAAGATCATCCTTCGCTGAAATTCACCCCGGCTCGCCTGCGCGCGCCGCCAAACCGTAGAGGATCGCCATGGCTGAGACGAAAACCGCAAGGAACAAGAGACACGTGAAGCTCACCAAGCCGATCGAGTGGTTTGGAAGGAAGCTCGCCGAGATCGAGCTGCGCGAGCCGACCGGCGCCGAGTACGTCCGCCTCGGCGATCCGCGCGTGCTGGTGTATTCGCAAACCGGGGCGGGATATTTCGTCGAGCAAAACGAAGTCATCGAGCAATACCTCGACGTCTGCATCGCGCTCGATGGCGGCGGCGCTGCGGTCATGAGTCAGCTCAGTTTGCAAGACGCAATGGCGGTCAAGATGGAGCTGCTCGGTTTTTTCCTCGCAGCGGCAGCGGGGACTGTCGCGACCAAATAGACACCCTCGTCTTCGGCCTGAAAGTTCTGCTGTTCGACGTCGCTCAAGCGATGACGATATCTGAAATCGAAGAGGCGTTCACGCGCGCTGCGCTGTGGCACTTAAAGCAAAAGGAAGAGTGAAATGGCCGGCCTCGAAGCCACGCTCGTCATCGGCGCGAAGGATCAAACCGGCGCGACGCTGTCGGCGTTGCAAAAGACGGTCGACGCCATCGATCGCGCGTTCGCGGCGATCGACAAGCTGGCCGCGGCAACCGCCAAGGCGGCGAAGGCGAACGACCCGCTGATCGCGTCGCTGTCGGCAACGCAAAAGGCCGTCGCCGAACAGCGTGAGGGGCTCGCGGCTCTCGGCGCCGGCCTCGAAAGCGTCACCGGGCCGGCCGACAGCGCGGCGGCGGCGCAAGGCAAGCTGCGCGGCGCGATCGAACGCACGACGGCGATGATGATGGAGCAGGGAAACGCAGCTCTGCGCGCGGCGGAGAAGGTCGCCAATGCGCAACAACGCCAGGCGGGCGCGATCGGCGGCTTCCGCAAGACGATCGCCGACAATCTGCCGTTCCTCGGGCCTGGCATCCTTCACGAAACCAAGAACGCCGCCGAGGCGGGCGCGAGCGTGCAAGACCAGATCGCCGCGCTCAACAGCGCCGGCGCGACACCAGATCAGATCGCCAAGGCGCGGGCCGACTTCGTCGAGTTTTCCAAGACGCACGCCGGCGTGAGCGAATCCGACTACCTCGGGGCGTATCGCGACGCGCGGGTGATCGCGCCCGGCGAACCTTACGAGATGACGCAACTCGGCATGCGCTACCGAATGGCGGCGCGCAACAGCGGCGTGCCGACCAGCGAAGCCGACGTCTCGAATGTGCTGCGCATCATGGACGAATTGGGCCTCAAATCGATGCCCGAGCGCGAGAACCTGCTCAACAGCGTCCTCAAATCGCAACAGGCGTTCGGCTCTCAAATCTCGACCGAGACGATGCTGGCCGCCTATCGCAACGCCAAGCAAAGCATTTACGATTGGAGCCCGGAATTCCGCGACAAGATATTTCCGACGCTGCTGCAATCCTCTGGCCAGCAGGGCGGCACGGAAATGATGACCGCACTGAACAACTACATCGGCGGCCATATGCAGGCGAACGAGCTGAAGGCCTTGATCGGCGCTCATTTCGTCAACAATAAGGACTTGGTCTGGGATCACAATAAGCCAGGGTTGCGCCCCGGCGCTCAACTCTTCGAAGCCGACATGTTCAAGAGCAACATCGCGCAGTGGGCGTGGGATTTTCATCAGCACTTCATGCAACGCAAGGGCGCGACGGAGGGCGGTTTCGACAATCTGATCGCCAAAATGCCAAAAAATATGGCGGCGCTGATCGCGTTCATGGTCCACAACGATCCGCGCATCCATCGCGACGCGGAGACGCTGAAGCTGCCGGTCGGCATGGGTGCCGAAGACAATTCCTATCTCGCGCGGAATCCCGGCGCCGGGCTCGACGCGCTCAAAACTTCAATCACGCAATTTGCTGCGGCCGTCTCGGCGCCGCCGATGACCGAGATCGGCCTCGGGCTGCAAAAGTTCGCGCAGGGCATCCAATCCGTTTCAGCAGCTTACAGCGAATTCGCCACCAAGCATCCCGAGATCGCCAAGGCGACCGGCGCGGGGGCGCTCGCCGCCGGCGCGGCAACGGGCGGATGGCTGTCGTGGCGGCTTTTTACCGGCATTGGCCGGCTGCTCGGCTTCGGCGGCGGCGGCGCTGCGGCGGACGCCGCGGCGGGGACCGGCGCGGGGCTCGGCCTCGGCGGCGCTACGGGCATTGGTGCGGCCGTGATCGCCGGCGGCACGGCCCTCGCGGGGCTGTTGAGAGAGCTTGGGCCCGACGGGCCGCTCGGCCCCTACTACCACACCAAGACGGGCGCCAGCTGGCCGGACCAGGCCGACCTCGAGCGGTCGCGGCGCTCCGGCCTCGTCTGGCACGGCGGCAGCTTCGTTTACGACCCCGAGGCGCATCGCGGCGATGCGATGCATCGGCTCGGCGAAGATCACGGCCCGTTCAAGGTCTCGCTTGACCCGGCGAGCAAGGCCGAGGTTTCGGTCGACGTCAGAGTCCATGCATCGGACGACCTGTTGCGCGCGACCGCGGAGGCCAGGGCGGCTTCGGCCGGCAATCTCGCCGCGCACGTCGGACGGATGGACACCGACGCCGCGCCGCACAGAGCTCATTGAGGTGCACTATGGCTTTCATCACCATCAACGTCGACGCCTCAAGCCTGCATAAACTGAGCGCCGAGATCGCGCGGCTGCGGACGCGGATCCCGGTCGCCATCGCGCAAGGTTTGAACGAAGGCGGCGACAAGGTGCGCACGCAGGTGCGCCGCGCGATGCAGGAGCAAACGGGGCTGCTGCGGCTTAAGTCTATTACAAGTCGATCTTCGACAGCGCGCGCGTTTCCGGGTGAGTTGAGATACCTGATGGCGTTTCGCAAGAAGCAGACGCACCCCGATGAGTTCCGCGTGCGCGTTAAGCGGGGGGCGGGCGGCGGCGTCACGGTGTGGATGTGGGGCGTCGCCCACAGTTTTCCGCGTTCTTTTCAGCAGGCCTACAAGGAGGGCCTGCGCATGCGCCTGGGCGGCGCGCGCCTGCCGATCCGCGGCTTCGACGGTCCGAACCTGGCGAAGGAAGCCGTCAAGGACAAGGTCGCTGAGACCTTCATGCGGGAAGCGGAATCGCAAGTTCTGCCGATGATTGAGAAGAGAATCGCAAGGGTGATCAAGTGAGTGTGGGAGCCCGAGACGACAACCTCTCGCATGAACTGATGGCTCTCGCCGCCGAGATCAAGCGCCTTGACGGCGGCGACACAAGCGAGTCGGCGCGCGTCGCCAATGTCGTCATGCTTCGCTTCGGCGAGGCCCTGATGATGGCGATCGATCGGATTCCCGATCGCGCCGACGAGATCGCCCTCGCTACGGTGCGCGCGGGCGTGACGGCGACGCGGCGGTTGTTCGCCGAGGTCTCGGCCGAGCTCGTTTCGATCTGCCGCCTTGTGCAGGCGATCAAGCTCGCCGACGAAGCGGAACGCCGGCGCGTCTTGGAGATCCTCAGCGATCCGCTGGCGGCGTTTGCGCCCGCGCTGGCGCTGGCGCTCTGCGCCAACGGGATCGCGGCGGCGGTGGCGATCGAGATCCTACGAATCAATAGGGTCAATGCGGTTCCACTGTCGGCCGACCCGGGAGGGAGTCGGGTCCAATGAAGAGCGAACATTCGAGATCGGCGGCCTCGTCCATCGCCGTGGCCGTCGGCGAGGCCGCCGCTGAGCGCGTTAGGCATGGCGCGCTCGGCGGCGGCCAACATTTGGACGTCGAACGCGATTGCACATGGATGACTTAGACGGCTTTTGGCTTTCGGTTACCGATCTTGCCCGCCAGCGCGGCGTCGACAAGGCGGCGATCTCGCGTCGGGCGAAGCGATACGAAGACCAGGGGCTCTTGCATCCGCGGCTCGGCAAGGGCGGCGCGAAGATGATCAACGTCGCCGAGTACGATCGGGCGGCGGGAGAAGCTACGGACGCGATCAGAGAGCTCAACGGGTCGCAGGGCGGCGCGGCGGCTATCCCTGTGGCCGCGACCCCCGGCGACCCTAGCCTGGCGCGACAGCAGGCCCGCCGCGCCGGCTACGACGCCGACCTCAAAGAACTCGAGCTGAAGGAACGGCTGGGCGAGCTTGTCCTGGTCGTGGCCGTGCAGGAGGCGATCGTCGCCTTGAGCGAAAACTTCGTCCGCGCGCTCGACCAGATCCCCTCGCGCGCCGAGGAAGGCCTCGCCGAGGCGAACAAAGGCGGCCTGGCCGGGTTTCGCGCCTTCCTGCGCGCGCTGGCGAACGGCGTGCGCGACACGCTGGAGCGCGATCTGAAGGGCCTCGTCATCGGCGCCAAGCAAGCCGAGGCCGATGCGCCATGATGCAATTCCGGCGCGACGCTTTTCTCGTCGTCGCCGAGGCGGCGCTTTCGGTTGTGGCGCGGCCGATACAGATCGCGCCCTCGGCCTGGGCGAGCGCGAACCTCATCGTGCCTGACGGGCCGCGCGCCGGCTTGGCTTATGACATGAGCCTGACGCCCTACGTCGCCGAGCCGCTCGACAAGCTTGGACCGGACTCGGCGGAGAACGAAATCGCGGTGATGAAGGCAGCGCAGACCGGCTTTACAATCATGTTGATCGCTGCGCTCGGCCACATGATCGACCGCGCGCCGTGCCGCGCGATGGTGATCCAGCCGACCGACAACGCGGTGTCGAAGTTCAATCGGGACAAGCTCGACCCGGCGATCCGGGGGTCAGATGCGCTGAAAAAGAAGGTGGCGGTGCAGGCCTCACGCTCGTCGCAGGGGTCGACGACGTACAGCAAACGCTACCCTGGCGGGTCGCTGACGCTGGCGATCGCCACGTCGGCCGCCGATCTGCGCTCCGACACGATCAGAATGATGTTGCGCGACGAGATTGACGAATACCCGGACGATCTCGACGGCCAGGGCGACCCGCTGGAGATCTCCGACGGGCGGCAGATTTCCTTCCTCGCGTCGGGCGACTGGAAAAGGGCCGACGTCTCGACGCCGACGATCAAGGGCGGCTCTAAAATCGAGCGGCGCTATGAGGCCGGCGATCAGCGCCGCTGGCACGTGCGCTGCCCGGCGTGCGGCGACGCGTTCGTTTTCGAGTTCGGGCCGAATTTCCGCTTCGAACCGACCTTCCCGCACAAGGCGTATTACGTCGCGCCGTGCTGCGGTTCGGTTATCGAAAATCATCAGAAACTCGACCTGATCCGCGGCGGCCGATGGATCGCGACCGCGCCCCGGCCGGGCGCGTTTCCGAGCTATCATCTCGACGCGCTGTCGAGCCCGTTCGTGCCGTGGGATGAAATCGCCAAGGCGTCGATCGCCGCCGGCGACGACCCCGCCAGGCTCAAGACGTTCTGGAATCTCTGGCTCGGACTGCCTTACGAGTTCAAGGGCGACGCGCCCGACCACGTGCGCTTGTTGGAGCGGCGCGAAGACGCGCCGCCGCGCGGCCATGTGCCGCCGAAGGGGCTGCTGTTGGTCGCGGCAGGCGACGTGCAAATGCGCGGGATCTGGGTCGAGATTTTGGCGATCGCGCCTGACCGCCAGACGTGGGTCGTCGACGCGTTCTATTGCGACGGCTCGACCGAAGCGCCGGGGTCGCTGAGCGACCCGCCGGACAGCGGCAACGCCTTTTCGCAATTGCTGGCGAAGACGATTGGGCGCGAGTTCCCCGACGCCTGGGGCGGCGTGCGTCGGATCGACGCGCTGGCGATCGACTCGGGCTATCGCAGCCATGTGGTCTACGCGACGGTGCGCGCCTGCCAGCGCCAGCATCCGATGAGCGGCGAAGACATGCTCTTCGCGGTCGACGGCCGCGACGGCTGGGGCAAGCCGCCGATCGGCACGCCGTCGCTGGTCGACATCGATTTGTCCGGCCGCAAGGTGAAAAAAGGCTGCAAAATCTGGCCGGTCGGCACCTGGTCGCTCAAAGGCGCGTTCTACGCCGATCTGCGAAAGGACGGCCTGCGCGCCGGCGCCGAGGTTGACCCGGAGGGTTATTGCCACTTCGGGACCTGGCTCGACGAAACCTATTTCAGGCAGCTCACCGCGGAATATCTCGCCGAAGAGACCTATCGCGGCCGGGCGCACAAGGTGTGGAAACTGCGCGCGAGCGAGCGCGACAACCACTTCCTCGACTGCCGCATCTACAATCTGGCGCTCGCCGAGTATCTCGGCCTGTCGAAGTCCACACCGGCCGAGTGGGCGAAGCTCGCGAAGGAACGCGGCATGCCGGCGAGCGAGACTCCCGATCTGTTCCGCCGGTCCCTCGCGGACGGGACGTCGACGCCGGCGGTAGTCGACATGGGGGACGATGAGGGATGGGACGTCGACGAGCAGCTCAAGCGCCTCGGCGCGCTGAACGCGGCGCGGTTTGGGCAGCGGTGATTGCTGCGCCAAGGCGCTGGGATGGCCAGGGAGCCGTCACCTTCCCGCCGACGCCGAATGGGGCGGGCGGAGTCGAAGGTGGGGCTCTGGCGCACGGGTTCGGTGAACGATAGAGGCCATCGGAGATCAAGCGAATAAGTCGCCGGCAAAGGGCCAGCGCCGATGAATGACGCGCTTGGGGGCCGCCGGCGCGCAGATCACGAAGCGATAAAATCGCCAGATCGCGATATTATCGCTTGACTGTGAGGCGATATTTAGCGATATTATCGCTCATGAAAACGATCGTTCTCACCCACAAAGCCGCCAAGGAACTCGACGCCCTTCCGTCCGTCGCGCGCCATTCGATCACGGAAGCCCTCTCGGCCTACGCGATCGACGACCGCGGCGACGTCAAGGCGCTCTCCGGGCGCGAAGGGCGCCGGCTGCGCATCG